GGCAGGCCAGACTGGCTTACCAGTTTCTCCCGCAATGGATGAAAGAACGCGCACCACAAGTTACAGCTGACTCTACAGATGGTATGGTGTTCAGGTTTGCAGACGGTATGGAATCCCGTATGAAGTCTGCGCCCGCCACCGAGGGGGTGTTTGCTGGTGAAACGGCGACACTGGTTGTTTGGGATGAGGCTGGTCTGGTGGAGCCTGCAAGCCGTCAGGAAGACGTGCTGCGTACTTTGCTACCTACTACTGACGCTGGTGGATCTATGCTTGTCATCTCTACGTCTCGTGGTGGCTACAACAGGTTCGCTAAAACATACCGCGCTGCACGCCGTGGTGCTTCACAGTTCGTTGCGTTCTTTAAACCTTGGCAGGTCAGTCCCTTTATGCGCTGCAACGCTTTGTGTGGCTGGTGCTCTGGACCTAAAAACGAAATCTCTCCCTGCAACAGCAAGTACGATCTAAAGCGCAGAGAGTTTGCCGACGAACCATGGCGCTTCCTAGCTGAATACCCTTCTGATGATGAGGAAGCATTCCGTGAATCTGGTCGTCCGCGCTTTGTAGGGCTACCAAATGAAGCTGTATTTGAAGATCTGCCTTACAGAGGACGCCTCAGCTGGCAAGATGACGACACTGTACGGTTTGAACTGGACGAAACAGGTCCGATCCGCATGCTAATGCTTGAACAAGACCCTAAAGCACTGTACGTTATAGGTGGTGACCCTGCATCTGGTACCGGTCGTGACTACTCTACCGCCCATGTGATGACTTTAGACGAAGATGGACTGCCTTCTATCGTTGCATACTACCATGATAACAACACAGCACCCACAGAATACGCTGCAGACCTAGATAAACTGGGACATTTCTACTCCGGACGCTCCTGGGCTGCCCTTTTGGCCGTAGAAAACCAGGGAGGACAGGGTGCTTTGCCAATTAACGAGCTACATAAGCATTTAAACTACCCTAATCCGTACCTTCATCAAATTTCTGGGTCTAAAAACAGGCAGAAAACCCGCATGTTTGAGTTCCCTATGACTACAGACCGCCGTAAAGCTGTCATTGACCGTCTTGGTAAGTACTTAGCGCCAACAGAGCAGGGTATTAGCATCAGTAACGTGTATCCTTTGCTGCGCGCAGAGCTAGGACAGTTCGTTGCCCAGGAAACATTGAGTGGAAACGTGCGTTACGCAGCTGATGTTGGATGCCATGACGACCTTGTTATGTCTTTAGCAATTTCTTTGTGGGTTTTGATAGAAGAAGCTGGGGATAGTTCCCCAGCGCCTGCTAGTAGTGAGGAAGCTGCGTGGGTTCCAACTAATCGTTTAGATATGAAAGGTATTCGTGAGGCTCGAAACAAAGCCATCGCGGATATGGAAGAAGCTGCGCAGGAACGTTGGGAATCTTTCTCAATTAATAGTTACGTGAGAGGTTGGTAATGGAAAAAGCTTACAAAAATGGATACAGTCTAGAAGATAAACAGGCTGTAATTCGCGACGCTATCCGTCGCATGGAACCAGTGCATTCACACTGGCGTATGCTTGAATCCTTGTACCGTACCGGGGCTCAGCGTGAGCTGACCATGCTAGACCTGAACCGGATCCTTCCGTTTCCTGTACCTGGTGCCTTCATGCGTACCATCAACATGGTTCTGCCACACTTCACAATGATCATCAACACGGTATCAGCCCGTGACCCTAAGTTTGTTATCACACCAGTAGGTGGAGATTTAACAACTATCGAACGCAACGCGCAAATCGCACAGACTGTCCTTGGATACTTCTGGAAACGTGCCGACGCCACTGCAACTGTACGCGACATGACGCAAGACATGGTTATTCTTGGTAACGGCTTTGCTAAAGTAGGTTGGGCCTACACAGAAACAACCATGGACCGCACTCCAGAGGATTACGACAACGAAATTAACTCCACTATTGCTGACGCCATGGAAGAATCAGCTATGATGGGTGAATACCTGACAGATGAAGCAGTAGCTGAGCTTGTCAATTCAACCTCGCTAACGCAGCAACTAGTAGAAGAAGACGAACCGTTTGTAGAGTACGTATCTCCGTACGACATGTTCCTTCCAGCTAACGCACGCCGCATGAACACAGCCCGTTGGGTATGCCAGCGTATCCGTGTCCCTATGGAGGAAGCAAAAGCTAACGAAATGTTCAACAAGAAAGCCCGTGAAGATCTAAAGGCCGACACCGGTTATGTAGATACCACCACTTTGGTTCAGTACGAAGACAAGAGCGAAGGACTTCCTGAAGCTTTCACGTACGTCACCTTGTTTGAGTTTTACGACATGAAAGAACACACCCTTTGCGTCTTCCAACTAGACTGCGAAGAGTACCTGTACGAAGGACAAAACCCTCACGCGCACCGCTACCCACCTTTCGTACATATGCGCAACTTCAACGACGGAGGCATGTCATGCTGGTCTTTTGGTGACCTAGAGAACGTAGCCGGCCTGCAGCTTATGATCAACGAGATCATGGTAGCAGAACTAAACGACCTCAAGCGCGTAGGTAACAAGTACTTCATCAACAAAAAAGTACTCACACCAGAACTAACTAAGGCCCTGCAAGACAACAAGCCTGACCAGGTTATCCCGTTAGATCTTCCTGGCAACATGAGCATCGGTGAGGTCCTTGTACCTGTACAGCGCATGGCTACACCTGCTGACAACTACATTATGGAAGACAAACTCCAGGGCTACATGCAGCGCATCCTGGGTGTTACAGACTTCCAGGTTGGTAACATTGCTGCTGCTAACCGCACACCTGCTACCGCAGCTGCTGCCGTTGAGGGTGCATCCACTACCCGCGCTATGGACAAGATGACTAACGTCGAAAAGGCATCACGTGAGATCGCCCTCCGCATGTTAGCTCTATGCCAGCAGTTCATGGACACAGCTAAAGCTGTCCGCATTGCCGGACCAAACGCTACCACCTGGCTCCAGGTTTCAGACGACGACATCGACGGAGAGTTCTTCATTGACGTAGAGGGTGGCTCCACGCAAGCCATCAACCCTGCTACACGCTACCGTCAGGGCCAGGAACTACTCACACAGATCGTTCCAATGATTGCACAGATGGGCTACGACCCAGAGCCTGCAACAAAGGCAGCCCTGTCGTACATGGGTCTAAACCCAGAGCATATTCTAATAAGGCCACCAGCACCTCCAGCTCCTCCGGCTATGCCTGGCATGGGACCTGAACAGGCTATGCCGGGTCAGCCTGGTATGATGCCTGAGGACATGGCTATGATGCAGCAAATGGGTGGCACGCCGCCTATGGCTATGGGCAATGAAGCTACGCAGCAGGTTATGGATATGGGCGGAGCTCCTCTGCCTGGTGCCACTGAAGGTGCAACACTCTACTAAACAGACTGCCATGTGGCTTTTGTCACTGTTGTAGTTTTGTTTAGGTTTCGCGGCAATCTGTATTCTTTGCAAACAGTACTGTCATAAGGCTTTTATGTCCCGCAGCTGGTCGGTACTGTAGCACCAAAACGGAGCCAAATATAGGAGTAAACAATAGTATTTAAGGGTGGGGAAATAACTTCCCCACTAACGGCCTATAGTAGGTAAAGCATTCCGGCTTGCCACGAACAAGTTTTTCCCAGAATCCCAGCGCGGATAATCTGTGAGAGCACTCGAAGAAGGAGTAAATATGTCAGATCAACTACGCGAGCTTATTAACGGAGCTATGACGGAACTGAATCCTGAAATCCAGGACAATCAGCCGACAGAGACCGACAGTGAGGCACTCGACGATAGCGAATTCGAAGTCGAATCTTCTCAAGATGATTCAGAAGAAGTAGAGGATGCGTCCGAAGCTACGGAAGAAGAGTCAGAAGAGGAAGATGAAGACGACGAAAGTTCAGAAGAAGCAGATGAACCATCAGCTGATTCAGGAAAGATCCACACTGTAAAAGTAAACGGTGAAGTTCTTGAGGTTTCCCTTAAAGAACTTAAAAACGGTTACCAACGCCAAGCTGATTACACCCGTGAGAAGCAGGCATTGAAGAAAGAAATTGAAGAGTTTGAACAGAATAGTTCTACTCTTATAGAAGCTTACGAAGGCATTCAATCGCTGGAGCAGGCTTGGGAAGAGAACCCAGTATCGGTTCTCTCACAGTTTTTTTCTAACACAGAAAACCCAACATACGCCATGGCACTTACCATTAAGGAACTTGCTGTAGCTAACCTGTTGGATCAGGATTTTCTTGATATGTTCGGTGTGACATCTGAAGTAAAACGTCAATGGTCACAGGACACCAAAGGTGCCCGTGCTCAGCAGGAGC